CCTATATGTCTCAGGAGGCCGTTCAATGACCCTCACAAGCTGTTGACGTATGAGGGGTGGCACGAGGTGAAGGATAAGGTGAAGGAGATTGATGTTGACTACAGCACCAAGCTCAATGAGATCAGGCTCAAAGATCCGTCTGCCTTGCTCGATGCGGCACAAAATGTACTGGTTCCATTCCAATGTCCTCACTGCCTTAAAGTCTGCAAATCCCAAGCCGGACTGGTGGCACACATGCGGAAGAAGCACAAGGAGAGTCATGATAAGTAGGGAGAAATCACATGTCTAAAAAGAAAGAAGAAAGCAGGGAACTATTGCCGCCAGAGGGGCATGCCGATGTAGGACTCAAGATCTTCGAGCTTGTAACTGAGGTCATAGAGGATCGTGAAGCTATGAGCCGGCCCACAATGTGGAAGCGCAGTTATGAGCTTGGACGGAATAAGCCATGGCGTCAGAAGAGCGACAAGGTTCCGCTCAATACCGCAAACCTTATCTACACTCACCGGGAGCGCACGGTAAACGAGGGCACAGACAACAATCCCACGTTTGATGTGGCTCCATTGGGCATGATCCCGGAAGAGAAAGCTCAGATGTTTGAGACATTGCAGAAGACTCCTGAATACTGGTGGACCGACCAGGAGCAACAGGATGTGCTTGAAATGTCCATGCGTGTCGGTGAGACATATGGAGAAGTCTTCGAGAAGGTGATGTTCAATCCTACGCTTGAGTACGGCATGGGTGAGGTCGAGACGACCACGATTGACCCGTATCACTTCGGCTGGGTTCCGGTTAAGGCTCCATTCAAGAAGGCCGAGGCTGTCCTTGAGTTCCATTCCATGACTCTACGGGAGGCGAAACGCAGGTGGCCCAATTCCGCCAAGGATCTGAAGTCCGACAGTGAGCACCTGAAGGATTTGGGGGATGATCGCAGAGAGATAATGGCCGGAAGCTCTGAGGGTAAGTCCACGCTTGGGACCATTGGCGGAGTCATCAAGACTTTGTTGGGGGACCATGCTACCGGGAAGGGTGAAAGCGAAGAACTCTTGGTTGTTGAGTGCTGGGTTAAGGATCGGACGAAGGATAGCAGTGATGAGGATATTCTTAATGAAGCCGGAGAGAAGACAAGCATCAAACGTACCACGAAGCCCAAGTATCCCGGCGAGATCCGCAGGGTCTTTACCTGCAATGCTGGCAAGATCGTTCTTGAGGACAAAGGTAATCCCTCGATTAATCCTACGCTTCCCATAGAGGAGGCCAGAAAGACGCACCTGTTCGATAAGTTCCCGTATTCCTGGACGCCATCAATCAAGGACACCGGAGGCAACCATGGACTGTGTGATGTTGAGCAACTGGAGTCATTGCAGACCGAAATACACAAGACGGTATCCCAAATAACCCTATTCAAGGATAAGGCGGCGCATCTCTTGTTCATTAATCCCAATGATTCGGGCGTTCCAGATAGCCACATAACCAATGGGCCGCACATACTTAAGCCGTCAACGTCATTTACGGCACAAGGGCTTAGATGGGTAGATCCCCCTAAGTTCCCGGCGGACCTAACCAATTTCCTTGAGATCTATCAAGGATTGTTCTACAAGATAGCCGGCACGTTCGACCTTGACCAAACAGACCAGCAGGGCAATGATGTTATCTCGTATAAAGCCATTGCAGCGCTCTTAGAGCGTGCCAGGACGATGCGAAGGGGCAAGATACGCAACTACGACAAGATGGTCCGTGAACGAGGTCGCATGTTCCTGTCCAGTGAAATGAACTGGTACACAGAGGACAGGATGATTACCTATGAGGTGGATGGTCAGCAGGAGACGGCGGCCATTAACGGTCACAGTATCATTGTCCCGGCGAAGCTCACGGTTGTCTCAGGCTCTACAATGCCGATATCAAGGGTGCAGCAGAGGGAAGAGTCTCTAGCTCTGGCAAAAGAGGGATTCATCGACCAGACGGCGCTCCTGAAGAACCTGAATATTGAAGATTGGCCGGAGATCATCAGGCGAATGCAGGCCGGCCCGCTCGGTGAGTTCATTGGAAGACTTGAATCGGTTGGCACGCCACCTCAGATACTCCAATTCCTGGAGCAAGTGGGCGCATTGGATGTTAAAGAGTTCGAGAAGGCCATTAAGGCCGAAGAATTGCCCTCCTTTGAGGAAGTATTGAAGAGTGCCATGGGTGGTGAGCAAGCGCCCGATCCGGCGAAAGAACTTGAACTTGCTGGCAAGGATGCAGATGTCAGCAAAACGCAGGCCGAGATCGCAGAGAAGCAGGCCAAAACCGATGAAACGGATGCCAAGATTCGGAAGTTGGATGCTGAGACACGCCTCACCTATGAGAAGATTGCAACGGAGCAGATCAACCAAGAGGTGTCATTGTTTGGCACTGAGCTTGACGCCGAGAGCCTGAAGATTAAGAGGGCCGGACTTGTCAATGACATGGAGATGCAGCGTAAGGCAGCAGAGAGCAAGGACCGGGAGATGGACACAAGGCAGGTCGGGCAGTACGAGGAAAAAGGTATGAAGTCAAATAATAAGGAGAAATCATGAAGACAGGAATCGAAGAATTATTCTATGTAGGCGGTTTTCTCGGCAAGGAGATAGAGGATAAAGGGAAAACAATACTCAGGGTGGAGGAGGAGTTGCTGGGGAAAAAGGAGGATTTGGTGGTCATGATAACCCGCAAGGCATCGATAGATAAGGCTATTCGGCTCTTGGAGGACAGCATGGAGAAAGTGGAGGAATAACCATGAAAGACTACAAGGTAACGATTTGCGACAGGGGCGTTGGCGAGGCTAAAGAGATATGCGTCAGCGGGTATGATGCGTATGTAATGGCGGGTGATCTCTTTATACACTCTGACGATGGTGGTTGTATAGCCGCTGTATTCTCAGCCGGTTCATGGGTCCGGGTTATCCAGAAGGAAACGGAGGGAAATCGCAATGCCCAATTATGATTACCGGTGCCAAGAATGCAACGAACTATTCACCGCTTTCTGGGCCATAGAGGACCGCAACATCCCCACCCATTGCCCGAACTGTGGCAAGACCGCCAAGCGACTCGTAACGGTATCAGAGGTGGACTGCTCAAGCGAGTGCCCCAAGTGGATCCGCTCATGCACTGAGGTGATGGACCAGGACGACAATCATCCTGCCTCCATTGAGTTCAGGAAAGATCCCACCCGCGAGAATCTGGAGAAGTGGAAGAAGGCCAAGGGTTTGCGTAATCTTGAGCCAGGAGAGACGAAGCACAATCGCACACGCAGGGCCGAGGAACAAAAGGAGTCTGAATCCAGACTGACAGAGGAAACGCTGAAGGGCTTTCAGAAGGATACCGCGCTTGAGGTAAAGTGATGGGACATATATACTCGCTACTACCGGAGATAAATCTGACCGCAATGGACACGGAACATATAATAGACTGGTTTCAGTATGAGGAATTTGTGTCTGACATGGAGATCGTTATCAATCGGTTTAATGGTGAGGTATTTAAAGACGTAACGAACCGACACGATATCCCGGCGGACATACGGATAGTCCTTGAGAAGTATAGAGCGATTTCAATGGAGTTGGTGGAATGCCTGGCGCTGGCTACGGATGCGGATAGTTTGATGATGACAGGCGTTAGGGAGGATTCATGAAGGTACTATTTTTATCGCACCACGGCTGCATAAGGGTCATGAAACAGGGCCTTGCGCTCATGAAGAACCACGATGTTCATTTCATGCAGGCGTCAGTAACGGACGGGGCCTTTCTTCTTCCAATGAAGGAATGCTCATTCTACACCACCAAGGAGAGCCTTGCCACCAAGCTCAGGATGATGCCGGACTTCGATGTTATCCACGTCCACAATGAGCCTGACTGGCTCGTGTCGGTAGCAAAGGCGGCCAAACCAAATACACCCGTTGTTTATGATTGCCACGATCTTGACTCTCAGCGCGAGACCGGAGAGGCAAATCCCGATGAAGTGGAGGCCATGCGCCTTGCGGATGCCTTTATCTTCCCATCCCAGACATATCTAAAGGGTGCGACTGAGTATCATTCCCTGCCGGATAATAAGCCCAAGGCCGTGGTTTATAGTATGTGCAACAAGGACATGATGACCATCGGTCCATTGCCGAGGGTGCGTGGCATCGCTTACGAGGGCGGTATTGCCGCACCAGTAGAGGATTATGAATATAGTAGGTATCCGGCATACCGTGATCACAGGGAACTGTGCGAGGCTATGTATTACGCCAATATTCCCATAGCCCTTTATGGAGTCAGTGATATATTTATGACTCAGTATCGTGCAACGGGCGCCATGTGTTTCCCTCAGATGCCGTATATCAACATGCTCAGGGAGTTATCACGGTGGGACTGGGGATTTGTAGGATGTATGGAAAAATACAAGACCATGGAAGGTGCAATGCCCAATAAGCTATTTGAATATGTTGCCGCAGGTATCCCGGTTATTGCTTGCAATGCACCCGAAGCAGAGCGGTATGTGGTGGATAACGACCTTGGGGTGAGCGTGGACAGTATCGAGGATATCCCGAAAATATATTTGGATCATGAGTTTTGGCGTGAGGGGGTAGCGTACAACAGGGAGAGGTTCACGATGGAGAATGAGATAAGTAAGGTTGAGGAGCTTTATCTGGAGGTGGTGAAGTGACTAAGCTACCCTCAGAATACAAAACGGCACTTATTACCGGGGGTTGTGGCTTTATCGGATCTCACCGCATCAATACTGGAAACCATTGACGTTATGAATCAAGCTATCAAAGATACGAGGGGTGGGTCATAATGAGTATATTGGACAAAGCCACGTTAAACAGGACCGGTTCACAGAAGCGGAAATATGCCAAGCTTGAAGTTTTTCTTAAACCGACAGTCGGAGTGGAACATACCGACATGATTCAATCCCTTGAAGAATATAAGTTGGAGTTACGAGCATTTTCCTTATTTGCCGCCAATAAGGGGCAGCCAGACAGGTATTCGGCGGCGTACGAGGTTGCACAAAAAGCCTTGTTACACCTTATTTACGGTGACTTAATTGACTTGATGAGCGATCTTGAATCAGCCTTGTATAATGTGGATAGCGATGAAATGGAATCAATTATACATGATATGAAAAAAGAGATGGGGATATAATGTATTTCAAAAGATCAAGGCTCTGTTGGCCAAGCACCCTAGAAACAGTTACCTACGGAAATCTTAAACATGAAATCGCGCCGAAGACTTGCACCGATCTTGCTCCACCGGACGAAAACAAGGTACGCCTCATGAATAAGATGAAGGATAATGCCGAGAAGGAAGTGTCTGGGATGGTATCTAGGTTGATGTATGAGTAAGTCTATCGACGTTCTCCATGTCTGCAAGTGGGACTGGGCCAACACGGGATACCGCTTTACACAGTGCATGGCCTTGGTAGGCATCAATGTTATGGCTCTCAAGGGAGTCAAACATGCCTACAATTACCCAGCTCAAACAGAAGTAATCCCGCAATTAGGGGGCAAATTATATTCAAATTTCCCAATCGTTATTAAGGCCCCAGAACTCAAGCCTCTGGCCGAGTCCGCAAAAGTGATCCATTTCCACGCATCAACCTTTGTTGATATGGGCATTGACCTATCCAAGAAGAAGGTAGTTGTTCAACACGGTGGGTCCACGTATCGCAAGGCGGCCAGTGATTGCGATAGGGTATTCAACGAGTTTGCCGATGTAACTATTATGCAGTTTCCAATGTATATGGAGCATCACCCGGTCAATCCGGTTCTCGTCTATTGTCCAGTGGATACCGACAAGATACAGCCCGACTTTTCAAGAAGTGGTAAACTGAGGATAGGCCATTTCCCATCAAACAGTAAGGCAAAGGGAACGGGTGACATAGAGAAGGTATGCCATTTACTGACGAATAACCCGGAATACACGGACCGCTTCGAGTACACGGTGGATACGAATAACCTGCCTTGGGAGGAACACATACAGCGCATGAATCAGTGCGATATCATCATTGAGACGGTGCAGGAGGAATATCACGGGCAGAAGTTCGGGGAATGGGGCAACACGTCTCTTGAAGCGGCGGCCCTGGGTAAAATCATTGTGACCAACTGTCACTCAATGGATCTCTATCATAAGGAATATGGCTCCTGTGCGCTCCAGGTAGCCAACAATCCGCAAGAGCTTACGGATACATTAGAGAGACTCATGGGCTTGTCAGGCGACGAGATAGACCGTCTAAAACGCGAATCAAGGCAATGGGCAGAAGACAAGCATAGCATGAAGGCTACAGCGGATCGGTTATGGTCAAAGGTGTATAAAGACTTATTATGAATACAAAACTACTTGAAGCTGTAAAGAAGATTGTCGATAAGAGTAGTATAGGGAAGCTTCCCGAGAGGTTTTCGGGCAAGATTACCCTAAAAATAAGCATACACGAAGGAGGTGTGCGAGGAAAAAGAGAATTAATTGAGAATGAAATAAACGACTGAGGATTTAATCGGATTCCTAGATAGCCAGCAATACGCTGACACTAACGAGGCCCGGTGCTTTTAATTAAGCACTGGGCCCTTTTTATTGGAGAAAATAATGAGTGAAGATTTAACGACGCTAACAGATTCCGGGGGCTCACCCGAAGCTGGAGATTCGTCAACTTCAGATCCTTCTACAGGCGAACTTTTCGAGACGATGGACTTAGAGCCCGAAACTCTCCCCACTGAGGAGCCAAATCAGGAAGACGCCAAAAAAGAGGAAACCTTACCGGACGAAACAAAGGCAAAGGAAGCAGAATCCCAGGAGAAAGACAAGGAAACCAAAGAAGTGACGGAAGAGCCCGAAGTCAAGGTTGAGCCGGAAAAGGTGGCAACCGAAGACGAGGACAAGAACAAACGCTTTGACCAAGAGCCCCGCTTTAAAGAGCTTATTCGAGAGAAAAATGAACTGAAAGAGCGGTTGGCGAAACTGGAGCAGAAGGCTCCGGTGGCAAAGACACCTGAAGAACTCGGGTACGAAGATATCGGAGCATTAACCCCCGAGGAAATTCAGGACTGGCAGGATGAAGACCCGGCTGGGTTCAGCAAGAACATGCTTGCCCAAGCAAAGGCTGAGATAAGGGCCGATCTTCAGACTGAAGCCTCTCAGACCGCGCACCGACAAAAGGCAGACAAAACACTTGATGATTTTGTGGATAAGCACCCTGATTTCGATGCAGTTTACGAAACGGGCACTCTTTCAACGTTCTGTGATGAAAACCCAGGACACACCATCATCAGTGCTTACCTTGCTCTCAATGAAGGTAAGACAGTTACAGACCTCAAGGCCTCTTTTGAATCAGATAAGAAGGCCGCTGTTGACTTGGCCGTGAAGGAAGCGACCGAGAAGATCCAGAAGCAACAGAAGGTCAAGGAGTCTGTCACAGTCATTACCGGGGATGCTACCGAACAAACCGTTACGGATGATGTACTTGAAACAAATGGTGACCTTATAGGCTCTCTCCACAGACAAATGATTAAGGACACAGCATAAAGGAGAACCATTATGGCACTTACATACGCAGAACTTGAGTCAGTCACCAGGAACTATTTCAAGGCTGACAAAGGCAAGGCAACGGATATTTATTTCAAGACATCCTTTCTTCTTGAATATCTCATGAATCAAAAGAAAGGCATTTTTGATCGTCCCGATGGCGGTGATTATATCAGGCTGCCGCTTGAGTACGATGGTCAGGAAACCGGGTTCTACGAGAAGGGCGAAAGTCTTACCTCTGATGACAGGGAAAACGTCAACGTGGCGAAGTTTGCATGGAAACATGCTTTTTCCAACGCTACCATCTATCGCATCGATACCCTGAAGAACGCAGGCAAAGAGGCCGATATCAAACTGTCGGTTCAGCGCCTCGGTTCCGCTCAGAAGTCTATTACCACAACTCTCGCAGGGTCAATCTATGACCTGCCTGGTGGTAGCTCCAAAAGGCTCACTGGTCTTCGATCCTTGATGAACGAAACCACGACCACCAAGTACGGTGATCTGGCCGAGGCCGATCTTGTATCTGACGACGGTGATTATCCGTGGGAAGGTAAGATGTCCGCTGATGCAACCACGATGGATCTTGCCCATATCAGGGCCGGAAAGCGTGGGTCCAAGGTTCGTGACGGAGTAGGCGGAAAGGCCGATATCGTTATGACCACGGAAACCTTGAGAGATAAGCTTGAGGGTATTCTCCAGGTACAGCAAAGGTTCACCACTGCCACCACTAAGGTGGTGGCCGGGTTCGATGCACTGGACATTAATGGTCTGATGATCTTTGCAGACGACTATTGCCCCGCATCTCACACGCTGTTTCTCAATTCCAACCATGTGGGCTTTGCGATCCATAAGAACGGATACTTTGTCCGCGAGAAGTGGAGCAAGATTCCCGACTCTGCCGGTGACCGGACCATGAAGATCCTGTGGGACGGCAACATGATCTGCAACAACAGAAAGGCCCACCAGGGCTACAGCAACGTATCATAGTTTAAAAACGGCCCCCTAATTTGACCCAGAGCGGTGGGTGGGGGTCGTAAGACCGCATCAAGAAGGAGAATAAGATGAGTAATTATTCAGCAATGAAGATCAGGGGATGGACGCAGCACCCCAAACAGATTTCGGCTACCAGGAAACATGAGGTCGGTGAAGTCAGGAAGACCGCAGATGGCAGGGAGTTTGTCTATGCCAAAAACGGGGCAGGCGCATTGGCCGCTGGTAAGTTGGCGATAGCCAAGACGATCAACTCGAATTGGATGGATCAGACCTGTTCTGCCGTTGCACTCAAGGCAAAGCAGATGACGCTTACCATTACCACTGGGACGGCGGTTGACGAGAATGAGTTCGCCAACGGATTCCTTCAGATCAATGATGGTGTTGCGGAAGGCGATAGCTACAAGATCGAGTCAAACACTTCAATGGCTTCAGGTGGGACATCCATCACGCTCACCCTTGCGGAGGCCATTAGAGGCACGGCCCTTACCACTGGTGGAGAGTTTTCCCTCATACACAACCCGGCCTATGAGGTGACACATACCGCTGGACAGGCCGTCCTCCCCGTGGGTTATCCACTCGTAGACGTTACCGCAGCTTACTACTGCTGGCTCCAGACCAATGGCATAGCGGCTTGCCTCATCGAGGGAACACCGGCAGTAGGTGCGAAGCTTACCCCATCGGCTGGTGTGGCTGGTGCAATAGGGCAGTTTGCGACCGCTGAAGATCCGGTGGTCGGCAATGTGTTCGGTACGGCTGGTGCGGACGGTGAATACAAACCTGTCAGACTGACGATTGGACACTAAGGAGGTAACTCATGGCATTTGTATCAGCGGTTACCAGGGAAACAGTATTCGGGAATGTTCGTATTAAGTGGGGAACGTTCACAAATGATACCACCGGTGGCGATATAGCAACAGGACTCACCAGGGTTCACTTTCTTGTGGCTCAGCATAGTGGAAACGCCGCAGTTGCATCTTCTCCGTCGGTTAATGAGACATTTCCGCTCTCCGGGGGTGATGTAACCATTGTAACTACGGCATCAAGGAGCGGGTACTGGTTCGCTATCGGTGATGGTTAGTGGCCCACGAAACAGTCGCAGAATTAACAACTGAGATAATAGGGCGGGTCCAAGACCCGTCCTTCACCTCGGCTCGGATACTTCGTTATCTTAATCAGGCAATGAAAGAGATAGCGGGGCATCCCAGGGTTCTTTTGCCGGAACTGTCTACATCGGCAGACCGAAGCACCGACACAGCCTTGGCCTATGTTGATATGCCATCCGACTACCAGAAGAAGCTCTATTATGCACACAGTTTGACGCTCAATAGAGAGGTTAAGGTATACGGGAGCTATCCCCAGTTGCTCAAAAACCTCTCCGTGATCGACCAGGCAGGCCGTGTTATCGGTATCGCCGTGCGTGGTTCGTATCTTTGGTATCAGAGGATACCAACCGCATCCTGTACGTTGACGGCAGAAACTATTTCATTCACTGAAACTGGATCTATTATTGCGGACAGCGCCAAAGTCTTGTATTCAACTGGCTTCAGGGCCGGTGATATCTTAACCATATCAGGGTCAACCAGTAACGACGGAACCTATACAATGGTAAGCGTGGAATCTGACGGAACTCAATTAGTGGTGAGCGAAGATCTGACAGATGAAGTTGCCGGGGAAGAGATAACCATATCATGCGGTGAAAAACTCAGGCTTCACTACTACAAGAAACCGACCACCCTCAGCGCGTCACAGGATCCGGACGAATTACCTGAACACTTTTGCCGGGATCTGCTTGTGAACTTTGTATGCGGTGAAATCTTCAAGATCAAGGCAATGGCGAACGCGGCATATATTACAGCCAAGAATGAGTATCAAAGTTATTACGGTGAATCACTCGCAAAACTCATAGCATACCTCGGACCGGAAGAGGACCTTGCCGCAAGCATAGGCGATGATTCCGAGTTTGACAGTTACCTTTAGGGGAAATGATGGGAACTATTCTTGCATCAGCGATAATTGACACGGTTGAGGAAATCCTCGATGACACGGAGAATGACCGATGGAGTGAAGCCTCCCTACTGGGTTATCTCAATACCATACAGGGGTCCATTGTTGGTTTTAAGCCCAATACGAATGTCGAAAATGAGGCCGTTATCTGCATTGCCGGCACAAAACAGTCCATACCAACAGCCGGGATACAGCTTATCAACATTGTACGGAATATGGGAACAGATGGGACGGTTCCCGGCAGGTCCGTCGTAAAGGGCGATCTTGAACAGTTCAATGTCATAGAGCGGGACTGGCATTCAGAGACGGCGGCGGCGACCACGGAGTTATTCTTCTTTGACGATCAAGATCCACGACATTTTTACGTCTATCCTCCGCAGCCTGCGTCAGGGTTTGGATACCTTGAGCAAGTCTACTCCAAGGCTCCGACCGATATAACCATCAGTTCTGCTATCACATTGTCTGACATTTATGAAGACATTATTAAGAACGGGATACTCTACCTTGCCTATGCGCGTGAGACGGATTCCGATTCACTTAACCAGTCGAGAGCCTACTTTGAATTATTCGCGACGCAGTTAGGCCGCAGGGATTTAATCGAGAAACAGTACAAGCCACAAAAACGAGGTGATACAGATGGGGTATAAGGCTACCAGTTTTGCAGATACGACCCTGGCATCGAATATAACGGTAACAAGTACAACCCTAGAGCTGGCGACTGGTA